TGAGAAAGGTATTTATCTTGATGGGACACCTATTAAGAGTGCATCTGGATCAACTAATTTCGTTGATTATAGTTTTGCAACAAGAAACGGAACTCAGACACAGACATATATGGGAGAAGATAAAGCAAGAGTTGAAGTTGAAAAAAATGTCAGTCTTGAAGTAGTAAATAGCACTCCAATAGTTAAAACGATTACAGATAGAGATGTTGACAGAGTAAGAGTTACAATGAGGATTCCTGCGCTTCAAGAATTTACAAATAAAGGAGATGTTTTAGGTGCAAGCGTATCAATAGCAATCCATGTTCAATACAATGGAGGTGGTTATAACGCTGTTGTTACAGATAACATAAATGGTAAATCAAGCAGTAATTATTTAAAGGATTACATGATTGAGTTAACCGGGGCGTTCCCAGTTGACATTAAATTTATTAGAACAAGTTCAGATTATTCAACAAAGTATCAGAATCAAACGTGGTGGAGTAGTTATACAGAAATTAAAGATGAGAAATTAACTTATCCAAACTCTGCTTTATGTTGGCTCAAGTTTGAGGCATCTCAGTTTAGTAATATCCCTCAAAGAAGATATTTAGTAAGAGGAATAAAGGTAAAGCTTCCATCTAATGCGTCTGTTGATACAACAACACATTTAGGACGAGTTACTTACGCAGGTGTTTGGGATGGATCTTTTGGAGCAGCTACTTGGTGTGCTGATCCTGCATGGTGTTTATATGACTTAATGATAAATACTCGTTTTGGGGCATCCATTCCTGAAAGTTCGCTCGACAAGTGGGATTTTTATAATATTTCTCAATACTGTAATGAATTAGTCTCTGATGGAAAGGGAGGGCAGGAACCACGTTTTTCATGTAATTATTATCTAAATTCAAGGAAAGAAATTTATAATGTGATAAAAGAAATGACCTCTATTTTTAGAGGTATTAGTTATTACGCATCAGGAACATTAGTTGCTCTTCAAGATAAACCTGCTGATAGTCAATTCTTATTAGGTCCATCAAATGTGGTTGATGGGATATTTGAATATACAGGTACGTCCCAAAGAGCAAGACATTCTACTTGTTCTGTCGCTTGGCAAGATTATGACACTCTTGGAGAAGTTCAGTGGGAATATGTAGAAGATGCTGATGCTGTATCGAAGTATGGGGTGATTAATAAAGAAGTTCGTTTAATAGGGTGTTATTCACAGGGACAAGCGCAAAGAGCAGGTCGATGGATGCTGTTAAGTGAACAGAATCTTACTGAAACTGTTTCATTTATATTGTCTATTGATAGTGGAATAGCAGTAAGACCAGGGATGGTCGTTTCTATTGCTGATCCCGTCAAGGCTGGAGAAAGAAGAAGTGGAAGAATTTCATCAGCGACAACAACAACTGTTGTCATTGACTCAAGCACTGATCTGACAATTGATATGCCTAATAGTCCTACAGTTTCAGTTTTACTGCCTACAGGATTAATAGAGAAAAAAGTAATCACTAATTTCTCAGGAACAACTATAACAATAGATTCATCCAGTCCGTTCAGCGAAACTCCTGCTAGTGGATCGGTTTGGTTAGTAGAAACAACAACAATTGTTCCTCAAACATATAGAGTCGTAAGCGTGACGGAAAAAGACAATGGGACTTTTACAGTTACAGCCCTTAAATATAATTCAAGCATTTATTCTGCGGTTGATAGCAAGACTAAAATACAGACTCCAGATATAAGTAATTTAAGTGCAATCCCAGGTGTAGCAACGAATATCACAGGTAATGAATATTTGTATGAAGATGGTTCCAATATACTTACTGCCTTTGATTTGGGTTGGACAGCACCAGCAGGAAATGTTTCTGAATATTATATTAACTATCGTTTAGGTAGTAATAACTGGACTCAAGTTACATCATTAAATCCTTCTGCCACTTTAAGAAACTTAACGGCAGGTACTTTAGAAGTTCAAGTTCAATCTGCAAGTTTCATAGGTGGTAAAAGTCCTATTGCTACAGCAAGTTTTACCCTTCTAGGGAAAACAGCAGTACCAGGGAATGTTCAAAATTTAACGATTGAGCCTATCAGTGTTAACACCGCAAGATTGCGCTGGGATCAAACAACGGATCTTGATGTAAAGACAGGCGGAAAAGTACATATACGTCATTCCAGCAAAACAGATGGATCTGCGACTTGGACAAATTCAGTTGATTTAATTGCTGCAAAAGGCGGAGCAACAACAGAAACGAATATTCCACTTTTAGCTGGTGAGGTGATGGTCAAATTTGCCGACTCAGGTGGGCGGATGAGTGCATCGGAAACAAGTATTATCGTTGATCCTCCTGATCCAATTGGTAATTTAAGTGTTCTAGTTCGCAGGGAAGATCAAGACAGTCCACCATTCCAAGGAGCAAAAGTTAATACTCATTACAACGATACATATGATGCTCTTGTTTTAGATGGAGATGCCACTTTTGATTTAATTACTGATGTTGATGCAATAGGAAACTTTGACTTCTTAGGAAATGTCAAATCATCAGGAACTTATACATTCGCCAATAAAATTGATCTTGGTGCTGCCTTCTCCCTTGATCTCCAAAGAAGGTTTGTCACTAGAGGATTCTTACCTGCTGACTTAATAGATAACAGAACAACAAATATAGATACATGGGCTGATTTTGATGGTGGAGTTATTAACAACGTAAACGCAATTTTGGAAGTAAGAACAACAAATGATGACCCTGCTTCTGGAGGTGCATCCTGGGGATCATGGCAAAACTTTGCTAATGGAACCTTTAAAGGAAGGGGCTTTGATTTCAGAACTACATTGACTTCTACAGATGTTGACGAAAATATTATTGTTGACGAATTAGGTTATACAGCTTCATTACAAACAAGAACAGAACAAAGTACAGGTTTAGTTGCTAGTGGTGCAGGAACAAAAACAATCACATTTGGAAAAGCCTTCTTTACTGGTACGTCTGCATTAGGTGGAGGTACATCAGCTTATCTTCCAAGTGTTGGAATTAATGTAAACAATATGGCAAGTGGAGATTATATACAGATGGGAACAGTTACAGGAACTCAATTCCAAGTAACTTTTAAAAATTCAGGAGGAAGTGCAGTTGACAGAAACTTTACATGGTCAGTAGTGGGATATGGAAAAGGCGTATAGAATAAAGCAAATTACATAATAAGAAATTGGCAACACACGACTATTCCATAGCCAACGGAACTGGAAGTGCCGTCAGAGCAGATTTGAATAATGCTTTATCTGCAATAGCTTCTAATAACTCGAATGGTACTGATCCGTCTACAACTTTTGCTTATCAATGGTATGCGGATACTGGAGATGGAAAGTTATATATAAGAAATGCAGCAAATAATGGATGGGTAGAAGTTGGAACGCTTGCGAGTGCAAATCTGGGTCTCGCTCCAGCGGCCTCACCAACAATCACAGGAACGGCTGATTTTGACAGTAATACAGCAATAAAGGTTTGCGATGGAACAACTGCTCAGAGACCTGGATCTCCTGCGGCTGGGATGTTCCGTTACAACACCACAACTAATGAGTTTGAAGGGTACTCAGGAAGCAGTCCAAGCTGGGGATCTATTGGGGGATCTGGTGGAGCAACAGGAACAGGTAGCGATACAGCCTTCTTAAATTTCGGACAAACGGTAACAGGTTCTTATTCAATTCCTGCTTCTACTAACTCATTAAGTGCAGGTCCGATCACTGTAAACTCAGGTCAAACAGTGACGATTCCATCAGGTTCTAACTGGACTATTGTTTAATTCACGAATTACCAGCTAAACTCAGATCATGGCAATAACAATTTCAGGAACAACAGGGGTTGCAGGGGTCGATGGAAGTGTATCGGCTCCAGCTACAACTGGGACGGACAGCAATAGCGGTATATCGTATGGGGCTGACTCCATTAAATTCTCAACGGGTGGCGTTGAGAGAATGGCAATATCTAATAGTGGAGTTTCAGGTATTAGCGCAGGTAAAGTTTTGCAGATGATACAGACCACAAAGAAAGATGTTGAATCAGTTACGGTCACTCAAGGTCAATATGGAGATCTAGATTTCGTGGCAAGTATTACACCATCATCAGCAAGCAATAAAATTAGATTCCAAGCAGTTTTACAAACAGCTTTAAGTTCAACTCACTTTTATGGTATTCAAGTCTATAGATCCATAAATGGAGGAGCTGCGGCTGCATTAACAGGGTATCAAGGAGACACGAATGGTAGTAGAACTGAAATATCACAAGCTAACTCTGCAAACCCTAATACTCAATATCGAGTAATGCCAATGGATTATATAGATGATATATCGAGTTGGACTTCAGGTGCAATCAGTTATTCTATCTATGGATTTCATGGTGAACATGCATCATCTAAGGTGATGTATTTGAACAGGGGTGGTTCAGATAGTAACCATCAACAAACTCCTTCCCCTATGTCAACAATAACGTTAACGGAGATTTCAGCATGAGTCCAGCATTAGACCATGATGCAATTAGAAAGGCTTACCCTAATGCTGTCCGTGTTAGTGATAGCAAGAATGGAGCTTGGGATGCATCAGGGAAGAAAATAACTCTAGTTCAATCTAAAATAGATACAGCTAGAGCAGAACTAGACAAACTTAGATACAGAGAAGATAG